GACGGACCCATCCATCCGGCTGATATCACCAGTCTGGATGGATGATGCCGTGTCTGCTATCTCAACTACTCGCTCAGCAATGTCCTTTGGAGTTTTACCAAAGGCATACCATTCGAATTTTTTGAGGTAGTCAGCTAAGGCATACATGTAACGTGCCCAGTTAATTTTTGACGTAGGGTCAAGTGTGGTGATATTCCGAGGATCCTTGGCTTCTTCGTAAGCTTCGGCTTTCTGGAAACACTTGACAGGGGCATCTTCAACAGTCAGCATCAGCGTGCCTTGCACAAAGATGACTCTCTGGGCAGGCCGAGACTGTTTATCGAAGACGTCGTCATAGTCAGCTGGGACGAGGGTGTGTTGAGCGGCATTGCATATGTATTGCACAAAGTCTTCCAAGTACCCAGCCCACTTTGGGGACAGACTGGGCACGTCAGCAGCAACTCTCTGCAGACTAGTGACGCGCTTATCGATACACTGCGCGTCATTAGCCTTTGAGCGTTGAGCAACATAAGCCCCAATGGCCAACGGTGTCATGAAGGCACGCATGGGAGTGGGGGCATCATTATCATAACCTTTTCTCTCAAACTGATAGGTTGCGAACGAGTGGCAAGGCAAAACATAATAATTAGGTTTTGCAATGTCAACGTTCCGCAGATAGGTCGTGATAATGTGAGATTGGGTGCGGTCGAGTTTTAGCTCAGCAAGTAGGCGTTCGACCGAAGCAGGAGTGATAGTCGTGCGCATGTTTTTACCATACACTGACAATGTCTCGAACTGCTGAGTGGTCATAGTAGCTGAGCTAGCTTGGCCGGCAATAGCCAAAGAAGTGTTGAACGAGGCTTTATGAGCCCCGTTGTCAGAATGACGCGATATGGTATCGAGCCTAACAAGATCTTCTTTGACAATGTTCAACCTCTTAAGTTGTGATTGCTGTGGGACGTTTGGAAACACCCAACGGGTCAGCCAACCAAAATACCTTGAGGAATAAAGGGGGATCAAAGCGATTATGCTTTTATCATCCGTGACGCGTTTGCGTTCAACGTGGTAGGAGGCGGTGAACCACCCATCACTAACGGTGATGAAATCCGTGCCATAATCCCATAAAGGATGTTGGTAGAAGGCGCCACCGCTCACATACATATTGACCAAACTGGCATCTCTGCCTTGGGTAAAGTAATAAGTATAGTCTTCGCGGGTGGTGCCTGCGGTGGCTGGAGTAAATGTGTACAAAAGGTACACGTTCTGCCGTTGGAGTAGATGCTGTCGCATGTCAACGTAGTAATCAACGTCAATCATGATGATAGCATGCTGCGGCCCAATGGGGTCCTGGCCGGGGGCCACACCGATGTCACGTGGCCAATAAAACGTCCGTGATCCCTCAATGCCTAACGCCTGTTCTTTAGCAGACATTTGGAACGAATAAGGGGTGAGCCCAAGGTTTTCAGCATAAAGCTGACAAGTTGCTAACGCTGAGGCGCGGCTAGAAGCTGCATCCCCATGCGAATGGTTCAACTGGGCAAGATATTGGACTTGCGGC